CGTGCAGGTCTAGCGTGTGAATGTGTAGAAGATGTATGGGGGGGTGTTGAAACGCTACCTTAGGGAAGGGCGACCCCAAAGATGCGCGTTTGAGCCTCTCTGGCCGAGGTACCTGTGCACCATTTCTCATGTTTTTTACCTCTGTTTTTTTTTGGGGGGTTTTGGTATCTCAATCGTACTCCGTCAGAGGGATGGTACGATGGAGGACAAGCTATTGAATACACTATAAATTTTCAGGACGGCACCAAGTTGTGGAAAAGCGACATCGTACTGTATACATTCCGAGACATATTGGAAGGGCATTTTTTGGGGACAATATCCGGGTGGAAGGGGAGAGTGCAGCGAACCCCACTGTGGGGATGCCTTGGCGAATACTGTGGGCGCCCCGAAAACGCCACGGCAATCTAGGGGGTCTGGGGCGAGAGTCCGGAAGGCAGGACGAAGCAGGGCGAGGACATCAGGAGAGTGTGCGGGATGGCATTATGTAGAGATACCCTATAGGTGAGTGAGGGGACAGGGGCAATCGTTCAATAGTCGTGCTCTACAGAGGTCTCTAGGGAATACTCATTTATATTCACCTAGGGGGTTGACAGTAGGGGTACACTATGGGTATAATGCACTAAGGGTTTCATATTAAAACAACTTAAGGGAATTACTACTTAGTACTATATAGACTACTACTTAGTAATATCGTAGAGGTGCCCAGAAAAGTGGGTTGGTGTCAATGGGCGGAATGTTAAAGTAGTGTAAAGAAGACAACGTCATAGTGAAATGCTTGACAGATGTATATTAGTATGCTATTATGTATTTAAGGAAAGTTCTAAGTAGCACATTTCAAGGGTAGAGTTTAGAGCATGCTTAACCGGCGTGCTACTAGACTCTTTCCTTGGCACCTCATCAGCAGGCAATAGCCAGATACGCTGATACGGCCTTATGGAGAGGTCTATATAAAACTCCGTGGTTTCGAGGTAACGCCCTATGTAGTTCGTCTACGTTAAAAAACCTCACCTCCTTCCCCCTCCTAACTACCCTATCGCCTGTCAAGGTGACATTCTGGGTAGTTTCTATTTAGTAAAATAAAAAGCAGGCCTCCTAGTGAGGCCTTTTGTCGTCTATATTAAAGGAACCTCTATGCTACCCATCATCACTACGTTGTTTTCTATGTTGTCTTCCCTCCCGGGAACTCTCGGTAAATACTTTGAAACTAAAGCCACCATTGAGAAGATAAAGCTTGACACTCAAAAAGAAATTGCATTAACACAACTTAAAGCTGCAGCTGAGATGGGCATAGCAGAGACGAATAAAAGCAAGGCGGCACTAGGAGCTACATCCCCCACATTCAAATACTTCACTTTCTTTATGTGGTTTGGTCCTTTTATAATAGGCACTACATTCCCGAAGTACTCAGCAGACATATTCTTAAATCTGGGCAGCATGCCTGAGTGGTATGTCCAGAGCTGTATGATTATTATGTTTACAGTTTGGGGAATTACAGTTAGTAAAGAAGCCATTGGTAATGTGTTTAGTAGTTTAGGTGGTTACTTTGAGTCTAAGCGTCGTCACAAAGAAGTGATGGCTAAGATTGACCGTAAGGCTTTCTACGATGACTTGAGAGACGTGATATTCAAACAGGGCATAACCCCTCTACAAGTGAAAGAGATAGAGCGAGCATTAGATGAACAGGGCGCATAACATATGGAATAAATAATATGGAACTAACAGACATTGTAAAGTATTCCATAGACCTGGTAATTATCCCTCTCGGGGTTTTCATCTGGTGGGGATTCAACAAACACGTAATACGGATGGATGAGATGCATAGACGTCTCTCCGACAATGAGAGAGATATCGCAGTGATAGAAAGTCAAATGCTAAACATTAAAGAAGACATATCAGAAATCAAATACGGCATTAACAATATGCTGGTGTTACTGAGGAAATAATATGATGGGTAGAGTGATTGAAGACGGAGTAGTTATAGAAGAAAAGGCTACAAAGGCTAAATACACTCCTGACATGTGTGACAAGATAATAGCCGTGGCTTCTAAAGGTGGTCATATTCCTGCAATGATGATGGCCATAGGGGTTAAGAGCAAGGACACGTGGTATCGATGGATAAAGGACTACCCAGAGTTTAAGGAAGCCGTAGAGTTTGCTAAGATTAGTAACCAAGCGTTCATGGAAGACATAGGGATGCGTGCTATTGTAGGCACCATTCCTAACTTCAATTCTCCTACGTACGCTCTTGTAATGCACAACAAATTCAAGGAAGACTATAAGAGAGACACAGGAGGAGGGGATCACGTAGAAGTAACCATCAACAACCTCAACCTTACGTCTGAAGAGATAAGTTTAAAGATAGCACAGAAGTTACAGAAGTTAAAAGGGCTAGGTGTAGACATCGGTCAACAAGAAGATTAACTGGAGAGAAGTATGATTATGAAATTAGTAGGATGGGTTAAAGGGTTAGTGCAAGCAGTAAAAGACTTAATTGCTAAATTGATAGGTAAAGTTAAAGACCTGTTAAAATGGATGTTTAAAGTTGTAGTAGGCTAACATAATTCGGAGAATACTTTGGTCAATAAAACAACGGCAGAGCTTCAAGAGCTATTAGAGTTGCTTGAGGCCAAAGAGTCCGAACTGCAATACAATAAAATGAACGCTATATTCCCTCTTACAGGACCTTACAGACTAGAGCTCTACCCCAAGCATGCAGCATTCTTAGCAGCAGGCGCAGGACATCAGGAGAGAGCTTTCCTAGCAGCAAACAGAACAGGTAAAACACTCACAGGTGCATTCGAAATGGCATGCCACCTTACAGGCATATACCCATCTTGGTGGAAGGGTAAGAAGTTTCTCAACGCCGTAGACGCATGGGCAGTTGGAGTGAGTAATCAGGCCACCAAAGAAATTCAGCAATTCGAGCTATTAGGAGACATCGCAGACATTGGCTCAGGAATGCTACCAAAATCCACTATTGTTAGACACACGAAAAAGCCCGGCGTTGCAGACGCCATAGAAACCATCTTTGTTAAACACACCTCGGGTGGAATATCGAAGGTTACTTTCAAGAGTTATGAGCAAGGGCGTATATCCTTTCAGGGAACTAAGAAGCAATGCGTATGGCTCGATGAAGAACCAACCGACCCAGGCATATACACTGAGTGTTTGACAAGGTTAATGGACAAATACAACCCTGGCATCATATATTGTACCTTCACCCCTTTATTTGGGCTCTCAGATGTGGTATTATCATTTATACCGAACGGTTCTTTTCCAGTGGGCGGAACTACAGTTGAGAATCCCCAGAAGTTTGTAGTGAACGTAGACTGGAGCGAAGTACCTCACTTAGATGAAACACAAAAAGCCAACATATTAAAATCATATTCAGCACATGAACGAGATGCCCGTAGTAAGGGTATTCCTTCTTTAGGTGCAGGTGCCATCTATCCTTATTTGGAAGAGAACATCTCATGTGATGCAAGAGACATTCCACCGTGGTGGCCTAAAGGCTTCGGCTTAGACACTGGGTGGAGCAGAACAGCAGCCGTCTGGGGGGCACGTGACCCTGACAGTGGCATCATGTACATCTATTCAGAACACTATGCATCAGAAGCTCACCCTGCCATTCACGCCTCTGCCATTAAGGCACGGGGTAATTGGATTATGGGAGCAGCAGACCCTGCAGGTGCTAACCAGAGCGACGGTAAGAAGATATTTGACTTGTATGTACAAGAAGGGCTAGACATTGTTAAAGCAGAGAAAGCCGATAGAGAAGGAGGCATTCTGAAGGTTGGTCAAATGTTTGAAAGTGGACAGCTTAAGATATTTAGTACATGTAAGAACATATTAAATGAACTACGGCTATATAGACGAGACGAGAAAGGCACTATTATTAAAAGAAACGACCATGCTTTAGATGCGCTACGCTACTTATGTACCACAGGCATGCAATACATGCAGGTGGAACCTGATGGAAGAGGTGGAGAATCCTCCTCTAATGATTCAAGAGATGAATACACAGGATATTAAACATGAAGAATGACAAATTAGATATTGATAAGTTGAAGAACAGTAAGAATATAGCTATGTTGTTGTCTGATGAGAAGCTTTTTGAGATTGGACAGGACGTTGTTAAAGGGTATGTGATAGATGAAGATAGCAGGAAGGAGTGGAAAGACACTGTAGACCAGGCGATGGACATTGCTAAACAGGTGATGGAAACTAAGAGCTTTCCGTGGACTAATGCTTCTAACATCAAGTTTCCTCTCATCACTCAAGCGTCTATTGACTATGCGTCTAGGACACTTCCTGAAGTGATACAGAATGACAAGATTGTTAAGGCCACTGTGGTCGGAAACGATCCTGATAACAAGAAGTATGAGCGTGCCATGCGCGTTAGTGCTTACATGTCATACCAGCTTACAACAGAGAGTCCTGATTGGATTGAGGGCACTGATACGTTGTTACAAATATTGCCAGTGCTAGGTACAGTGTTTAAGAAGACGTATTATTCTCCTATTGAGAAACGATGTATGTCTGAACTGTGCGTACCTGACAAGATTGTGATAAATTACGGAGCGCAAAGCTTAGAAAGTGCACGTCGTATAACCCATATCATCACTTTATATTCTAATGATGTTATTGAACGCCAACGCGCAGGCATCTTCTTAGAAGAAGACGAACACGGAAAAGAAATAAACCTTGAACTACTTAAAAGCCCTGATAATGTCTATGGGGACAATGACAGCCCTCTAAACTTCTTAGAGCAATGCTGCTACCTAGACTTAGATGATGATGGTTATAAAGAACCGTACGTTGTTACAGTGCATAAAGAGAGTGGTAGGGTGTTTCGTATACTAAATCGATTTGATGTGATAGAAAAGTCAAACACTGGGGCGATACGGAAGATTAGCGCAGAGCAATACTACACTGATTTCCATTTTATACGTAGTCCCGATGGTGGGTTCTATTCAATGGGCTTCGGAAGCTTGCTTCTTCCCATCAATAAAGCCATTAATACACTCATCAATCAGCTAATTGATAGTGGAACCTTGAATAACACTCAAGGTGGCATCATCGGAAGAGGACTAAGGCTCAAAAACAACGAGTTGAAGTTCAAAATGGGGCAATGGCAGGTGTTGGAAGGCGCAGGAAGCGATGACGTAAGCAAGAGTATATTCCCTTGGCCTACAAAAGAGCCTTCTCAGACGCTGTTTAGCCTTCTTAGCTTGCTTATGCAAGTGGGACGAGACCTATCTTCCACCTCTGATGTACTAAGTGGCAACCAAAACGCCACAAACGTCTCTAGCGGTGCGATTAGCCAATTGGTGGAGCAAGGTACTAAGGTGTTTGTTGCTATTAACAAGCGACTCTACAGAAGCCTTAGGAAGGAATACCAGAAAATATACAAACACAATAGACAATGGGTGACACAGAAGCAATACATGGCGATATTAGACGATAAAGAGGCCGATGTTAAGGCTGATTTTGCTGATGATAATATGGACGTGTGCCCTGTAGCTGACCCTTCTATTAGCACTGAGACACAAAGGATACAAAGAGCCGGAATAGTAGGCACTTTACGTACAGCAGACCCTAGAGAAGCTGATAGACTTCTTCTACAGAGTATGCAGATTGATAAAGACCTAATTGACCGTCTATTACCTCCTCCTGACCCTAATGCACCCCCTCCTCCTGAGGCGCTGAAGATGCAGGCAGACATAGAACTCTCTAAAGCAGAAATCGCTAAGATGACAGCTGAGGCCACGTTGGCAGCAGAGAAACTTAGATATGAGAGCGCTAAGGTTGAACAAGATATTAAGGAAAGTGACGCTCGCATCAACGAAGCAGTGGCCAGAGTGTGGAAAATGCAACAAGACGCAGCTCACAACCTTAGAAAAGACCAGATAGACGCACAGAGTTCGGAAAGCAATCTAGCACAAGCCGCAGCAACGTTGTCGCACAAAGTGCAAATGGACAATATAGATGCTCAGCTTAAAGTGTCAGAAAGTGAGATGAAGAAGAGAATAGAAACATTCCCTGATGGTGGCGACGGAGGTAGTTAAGTGGCAGTGAGTAGAGCTGATTTTTTACAGTGGAGAAAAGACACTGTAACGAAAGAGGTGTTCGACGTGTTCGGTGAAATGGCTATAGCGGTGATGGAGGAGATGTTGTCTCCTGCCCTCATCTCCAGCCCCACTGGACAGCTGAGGTTGAACGAACTAATGGGCTATAGAAATGCCCTAAACGAAGTGATAAACTTTGAAATCATAGAAGATGAGGAAACATTATTATGACACGTAAGGTGAAAGCACCTGGATATAGAGTGTTGGTGAGACTTAAACCAATCGATGAAGCCAAAGAAGTGAAAAGTGTAGGTGGCATCATTATGGAAATTAAGACAAAGAATGACGCAGAACAAGAACAGCAGGGGATGAGGGAAGCATACATTATAGATATTGGACCTTCTGCGTTTAAGATGAAATCCACTGGCGATAAAACTCCATGGTGTAAAGTTGGGGATTGTGTAATGATACATAAGTTTTCCGGCACTCTAATTAGTGATATGGGAGATGAATTCACCTACCGCATGATATTGGACATGGACATTGAAGCTGTATTCCCAGACGAAGGAATTGAATTATGAGCGAAGAAATTATGAATGATGTAGCAGAGGTTAACGAAGTAGTTAAGCTAGCTGCAGAGTATGGTTGGAAGCCAGAAGGCAAGAAAAGCGCCCAAGAGTATATTAAGTTTGCTCTCGAGAAGCTTCCAGAGAGAGGCGAAGCCCTTTCCGCTCAGAACAAAGCTTTAGATGCAAAGGAAGGCGAACTCTCTAAAATGAAAGCCACGCTAGAAGAGCTCAGTGGCCACATGAAGAAGCAAAAAGAGCAGGCATACAATGAAGCAATGGCTTCTTTTAAAGAACAGAAACGACAAGCTATATTAAACGGCGATGTGGAGACAGTGGAAGCTTTAGAAGCCAGCATGTCACCTGTAGCAGAAGTAAACAATGAAGCTCCTGCCTACATTCAAGAGTTTGAAGAGCGTAACAATGCATGGTTGAATGGAGACAGCTACGAAGAGCTTGAAATGCAAGATTGGGTGGATAGACATGGAGCATTGCTTGGTAAGAAGCGCCTTCCACCCGAAGAACACATGAAACGACTTGAACAAGATGTACATAAGAAGTTTCCCGCTTATTTTGAAGCAGTAGAGAACGAAGACGTACATCATGCCTCTGTAGAGAGTGCCGGAGGTAGTCGAGTGAGTGGTGTCAAAAGCAATAACAAGACATACACCTTCGCTAATCTTTCAGACACTCAAAAGCAAGTGGCAAAGTATTTGAATGATAGTGGTCATATGAAAATCGAAGACTACATCAAAGAACTCGTATCTCATGGAGACTTAAAATGACAGAATCAAAAGCTAGAGAAGACATAGCAGATAGAAAACGACCTGTGAGTAGAGAAGCAGACAGAAAGGCAAGAGTACCCTTGCATTTACAACAAACTCTATCGTATTTTGATAGGGAGCCAGGATTTACATATCGGTTTGTTAACGATAATCATGGGCGCATTAGTAATTTCCTTAAAGCTGGATGGGAAATCGTGGAAGGAGACTCCTCGAGTACATTCTCTGGCAAAGGACGAGAAGTAGAAACACAGAAGAGTAGTCAAGTGTGGCGAACAGTTAATAGAGGCACAGATGCTTCAACTAGAGATGCCGTTTTGATGAAAATACCAACCGAGTTGTATGAAGAAGATCAAACAGCGAAGGTTAGCCAAGTGGCAGCAAATGAGGCTCGACTAGACCCTGATGGAAAATTAAAATCAGCACGTCGGTTTGGGTCTGCCGGAAGTAAACATTAATTATATCAAAGGAAAATTAACAAATGCCAAACATTAATGCTCCACGGGGCTTTATCCCCGTAGCTCTTAAAGATGATGAAGTTCATATGTATTACAAAGCTGCTGCCGTAGTTCTAGGCGTTGGTGACCCTGTTATACGTGCTACCAACTCAAGTGACCCTCTCGGCTACCCTATGGTGACACGAGCTACCACTGGCGCTGCAATCACTGGTGTCGTTGTAGCAATATTGCCTAGCGTTTCCTCAACCAGTGTTCGTACCACTAAACATTTGGCTTCTGGGGACACTGGTTATGTATTGGTTGCTGACTCACCTAACCAACTGTTTAAAGTTCAAGATAACGGCGGAGCTTCTGGCCTCATCGTTACACAAATAGGCGAGAGTATAGACAGCGTTACTGCTATCGATGCTAACACTACCACTGGCATTTCTAAATACGAAATAGACACCCAAGCAGTGGCTCCAGACAACACTTGGAATTTGGTGAGCAAAGACAACCGCCCAGGAAACACTGTAGGCGCTAACTGTATTTGGATTGTTAAAGCCAACTTGCATACAGAAGCAAACGCCTCTGCAACTAACATCACCCTCATCTAATAACAAGGAATATAAATAATGTCTGTAATAACAAGAGGTAGTATTCTTGAAGCGTTGCGCCCCGGTGTTCACAAGTTTTACGGCTTGGGCTACAACCGCTACGAAGACGAATACAAACAAATATTTGACGTAATGCAAAGCTCTCTTAACTACGAACGTGACGTAAACATGTATGGTTTCGCTATGGCTGGCGTTAAGAACGAAGGCACTTCTGTTGAATACGATACAATGGGCGAAAGCTTCGCTTACAACTACGTACACATTCCTTACGCTCGTGCATTCTCCATTACGCATGAAGCTATGATGGACGGTCAGTACATGAAACATGCTGAAGTTGGTAGTCGTGAAATGGGTATTTCAATGCGTGAAACCAAAGAAACCATCGCAGCTAACATCCTCAACTTGGCTTTCTCTAACACTGTAACCTACGCCGATGGCCTTGAGCTTTGCTCTACAGCCTCCCTGCTGGGCGGTGGTGGCACGTTCTCTAACAAGCTGGCTGTAGATGCTGACTTGTCTGAAGCGTCTCTTGAGCAAGCTATAATTGACATTGGTAACTTCGTCTCTGACCGTAACCTGAAATCTAAAGTTATGGCTCGCAAACTAATCATACCAATTCAGTTGCAATTTGAATGTGCTCGTATATTGAAATCTAACTTGCGCGTATCTTCTACAGATAATGACATCAACGCAATCAAGGACGGCATGTACATCCCTGAAGGCGCCACTGTCAACCACTACTTGACAGATGCTGATGCTTGGTTTATCAAAACTGACAAACCCCAAGGCTTGCAACATTTCGTACGTGAACCTGTCAAAATCGACATGGACACTGAATTCAACACTGACAACCTGTTGGTTAAATTCTACGAACGTTACAGCTTTGGTTGCACAGACAAACGTGGTATTTACGGCTCTGCTGGAGCATAAATAACACACCAATGATATTGGCGTTACATTTTAGAGAGGAGGGCATTTGCCTTCTTCTCTTCCTTGTATTAAGCAAGGGTTAACTCTTTTTAAGGAATAAATATGGGAATGTCAAATTTTCCAAATGGTTTTTCAAGCGGTGTTCTGGTTAGAGGAGTTCCTCTCACTCTAGCACACCCAGGTAGTGTGTTCTGGGTGGGAAATTCCACTGTTCTGCCTGATAGAGGCATAGGCGGCAGTAATGGTAATGATGGTAGCTATCTTGCGCCTTTCGCTACAATAGACTATGCCGTAGGTAGATGTAAAGCAGGCCGTGGTGATATAATCATGGTTAAGCCTGGTCATATTGAAACCGTTGCAGTTGCTGCTGGGTTGGCTGTAGACGTAGCTGGTGTAGCCGTTGTAGGATTGGGTTCTGGTTCATTGCGCCCCACCATCAACCTCACTGCCACTGCATCAACGATAACTTTCTCTGCTGCAAACTGCTCTATGGTCAACTGCCTAATAACTGGCGGAATTGATGCTGTAGTTAGCTGTGTTGTAGTTAGTGCTGCCGATGTAACATTCGATAGAGTGGAAGTTAGAGACGTAACTGGTGAAATGACACTAGGAATCCTAACTACAGCTGGTGCTGCTCGCTTGAAAGTGTTGAATCACATTCACCGAGGTGCTTCTGGTGCAGGCTCTGTGGCCGCGATAGCGATTGTAGGCGGGGATGGTATTGAAATCACTGCATCTTTGCTGGATGGTAACTTTAGTACAGGCATCATTGATGTTCGTACCACTGCCACCACCAACTTGCATGTTCACTCCATCCTACGCGCATTCAACCGCAACTCTAGTGACATAATTGTCGTAGACACCATTACAGCGTCTACAGGACAAGTGGGACCAAACATTAGCGCTCGATTGGCAGATAATGCTGCAAACATAACAGAAGCCTTCACAGGTGCCACGTTTGTTTACATGCAGCCTTTGAATCTTGTCAACTTGGCTGGTGAAAGCTCAATGTTCTCTAACATAACTGCTTCTACAGACGCGTAACACCCTACATAACGAGAGGGAAGGAATTCCCTCGAGTTATTCTAATGTGTTCTCCGAGAGAGTACATTATAATAACCTAATGGAGACTCTAGTGCCTAACGTAATAACAAACAAAAGAATCATCTCAGGAACAAAGCGTGTAATACAGTACATTTCTATAGATAGTGACGGTACAGAAGAAACAGATTTAGTGGTTTATGATAGTAGTGCAGTGGCTACAGAGATTGGGAAAGTGGATAGTTTAATGTGCACCATATTGTCTATAACGTACAGTACCTCTTCAGTGTTGGGAATTAATAAACTCGAGTGGGACGGTACAACAGACGTATTAGCGTGGAGTCTTCCCTTAGCTGCGGGCACGGGGATATTTGATTTCACTAAATTTGGCGGACTAAAGAACACAGCAGGTGCGGGTATTACAGGCGATGTTCTTTTCACAACCACTGGATTGGTGGCGGGGGATGTAGTGAGCCTGATTATAGAACTGATGCCCTACTGAGGAGATGTAAATGGTTAGCTTGACACGCAAGAGTAGAAGCGATAGACGTGTGATTTGTGACATATGCGGTCAAGCCTATCGCCTGTCTGAAATGACTAAAATAACAGATAAGTATAACAGACACTTCGGGATGATGGTTTGTCCTTTCGATAAGGACACCACCAACCCTCACGATGTTCCTTTTACAGTGAAAGACGTCATATTATCATCGCCAAAGATGGTGAGAGACAGGCCTCCTATATTGTTTGACGTAAATGCCCTTGATAATAGGGTGCCTGGAAAGCCAAAGAACGGTATGGCACAGCGAGACAGTTTAACGGGAAACATAATAAGCCGGTGGGACGGTCCTACGGACACGGGAAGCAGTGGTATTCTAGGGTATAGAGTGCAGAGAGCGAGCCCTCAAGGAGGCTTCTACGACACGTTGGAGGACAACACGGGCTACGGTAGTGGTTTCTATTTAGACGCCTCAGGAAGCTTGTCTGGAAGTTATTCGTACAGGGTGGCAGCTATAAATAGCTTTGGAGCAGGAGCCTATTCTGAAGAATGGTTGTTTCCTCCGTCTCCCTCTGCTCCTGAACTCCCCTATCTCATCATGGGTCAAGAAGACTCCTTCATTCTCACTGGAGACGGTGATTACCTTCTAGTGTCAAACCTATAAACTTAAGGAACCTTTTATATGTCAACAAAAAAGATTAGTGAGATAACAAGCTTAGGAAGCCTGGCAGACGGGGATGTGATATTAGGGGAACGTGTAGCAAATGCCACTTCGACCTTCATATTCAACGGTATTGTAAGAGATGCAGATTTTACAGTGGACGGTATGATGTGCCGTACGGCTGCAAACGTATATAACACACGTGTCTTAACGGGCACCATCAACACTATAGACGTGGCTAATGGAGATGGTGTCTCGGGCAACCCAACATTCACTATATCGGCTACGTATGCAGGAGGCACTTCAATAGTGTCTCTCGGTACGGTGACAGTGGGAACGTGGAGCGCTAGCTCGATTGCTCTAAACAAAATAACAGCCCTTACAGCTAGTAGGGCAGTGGTTAGTGACGGAAGTGGGTTTTTAGCCTCTGCTGCCACCACTGCTACAGAGCTTGGATATGTTAATGGAGTGACGTCTGCTATTCAGACACAAATTAATGCAATTAATTCCTCTGCAACTCAAACACTCACCAATAAGAGTATTGATGCTGATACGAACACAATAACGAACATTGAGAATGCAGACATAAAGGCAGCTGCTGCAATTGCTGTTAACAAACTTGCTGCAACAACAGCATCTAGGGCATTGGTTAGTGACGGAAGTGGATTTGTCTCGGCAGCCACAACTACCTCCACAGAGATTGGGTTTGTTAATGGAGTGACATCTGCAATACAGACACAGATTAACAATAAAATAACCGCCTCATCCACTGACGTGTTAACGAATAAGAGCATAGACGCGGATACGAACACTATAACAAACATAGAAAACTCAGATATTAAAGCTGCTGCTGCAATTGCTGTTAACAAGCTTGCTGCATTGACAGCATCTAGGGCAGCGGTTAGTGACGGAAGTGGGTTTTTAGCTTCTTCTGCGACAACGGCTACAGAGATTGGGTATGTTAGTGGAGTGACGTCTTCAATACAGACACAGCTCAACACTATTGCTTCCACTGGGGTTTCAGATGGAGACAAAGGTGACATCACCGTATCTGCATCAGGAGCTACATGGACAATCGACCCTACTGTTGTGACATATGCTAAGATGCAGAACATAAGCGCTACAGACAGGTTATTAGGGCGCAGCTCTGCTGGAGCAGGTGTTACGCAAGAAATCACTTGCACCTCGTTCGGACGAGACATCTTAGATGATGCTAGTGTGAGCGCTCAGCGTATTACATTAGGGCTTGATGAAGGCACTTGGACACCTACAGTGACGTTTACCACTCCTGGAAACGTAGCCGTCACCTATTCAACACAGAGTGGACAATATCAGAGGTGGGGAGATAGAGTGCACTGCCAGCTTGCGTTAGTGTTCACACTCACTCATACCACTGCGTCCGGAAGTATTAACATCGGAGGACTGCCCTTCACTGCCTCCTCATTTCACTCCAACGCCTCCATGTTGTACACCAGTAACGTAATAATTCCTGCCTCTCGTACATGGGTGACGTTAGGGGTGACGGCTTCTGCTGCTGTTGCCACCGTAATAGCGCTTGGAACTGCCACTACCGCTTCCACTATGGACATTGCAGCCCTTACCACCGGAGCCACCACATATACATTTAGAGGTACTTTCACTTACGGTGTATAATTTTTTATCAGGAGAATACGAAATATGTTAACAGAAGAACGATTGAAGCCTATATTAACAGAAGTTAATCTTGGTACGGGTAGCGTGAGCGTTGCCCTCGATGTATTGATTAAGAGAAACGGGGAGGTTATAAGCAGTGGTCGAGATAGAAGGGCTTTTAATGTAGGAGAACTTGAGCAATATAAGGAATACGTAGGTTACACAGAAGGCTTGGACATTACGTTTCTGGCCGCATTATGGGCTAGCTTTCCAAAAGGTGAGGGGGCTTAATGACAACTACATTTACACAAACACGCAATTCCTTAATCACCGACTCCCTGCAACTACTGGGGGTTTATGGTGTTGGGCGTACGGTTAGTAGTGAAGACATGTCCATCGGCGTTAGCATGTTGAGTAAGATGGTGAAGGCATGGGGAGCAAAAGGGCTTCATTTGTGGGCTAAGCAAGAAGCTGTGCTGTTTCTCACGAAAGGAACATCACAATATAGTTTGACAACAAGCAAGGCTGTAGACGCCGATGCTCTCGTCTCCACTACATTGTCCGCTGCCGAAGCTGCCGCTCAAACAACACTCTCCATCACTTCCACCACTGGAATGACAATTGGGGATAATGTAGGGATTGTGCTGGACAATGACACAATACATTGGACTACAATCTCAACTCTCTCCCCCTTCGTAATCGTAAGCGCGCTGCCTTCTGCTGCATCTTCTGCAAATGTGGTGTATACGTACACCTCAGGCGTTAGCAAGCCCCTGAACGTCTTACAATGCCGTTTACGCAATGCTAGCGGCCTAGACATCCCTATGGGGCAGATTGACTATCAAGATTATTATGAAATTGGACGTAAAACAAACACTGGACTACCAAATCAATGGCATTACATCCCTAAGACAGTGACGGGCACTATGTCTATTTGGCCGTCTCCTTCATTAGGAACGGACAGAGTGATGTTTACATATGAGCGCATTAACAACGACATCTCGACAGCAAACGCTGATTTTGACTTCCCTGCGGAGTGGTTAGAGGCCTTAACGTGGCAACTAGCTGTTAGACTAGCTCCTGCCTTCGGGAAAGGCTCTAAGGGTGCCTCGTTGCTTCCTATCGCGTCCTCTATGTTACAAGATCTACAGGATTGGGATAGAGACATCAGCGATTTAGAAGTGAGTCCGGACATAGAGGGGTATTGACATTATGGATTTAAATGTAGCAGGGGGTGCATACCTTCACATTTCCCAAGATGCTAACTTTCAGCGTTGTGTAAATATGTTCACAGTGGGGTCTGGGGAGGGGGGCAGAGGTAGCAACGACGGTAAACAAGGTCAAGTGTTGCTTCCAACTGCCGGACTCAAATTATTGACAGACAAGGGATTGGGCAAATGCCGGGGAATGAAAACTGTAGGGGCATACACTTACGCAGTGATGGGAAATACAGTTTTTAGGCTTTCTATAAATGCTGCCACTCTTGGTGTCACCTCCGTCACGTTAGGCACTTTAACCACTTCTGCGGGGGAAGTGAACATCTCAGCAAACCCCACGCAGATTATATTCGTTGACGGCACTGTATCAGCGTACACATACACACTATCAACCACTACATTTGCAGTTATGGCTGACGCAGATTTCCCCCTCGCCAATTATGTAACGTTCATAAACGGATATACAGTGGTTAACGTAGCCTCCACGGGTAAGTTTCAAGTTAGTAGCTTGAATAACAGTAGGACATGGGATGCTACAGACATTGCCACTGCCGAGAGTAATACGGACAATATAGTGGGCTTTGGGGTGGCTAAGGGAGAGCTTTGGATTTTTGGAAGTGCAAGTACAGAGATTTGGTATGATGCAGCGAACGCGACAGGGATGCCACTCTCCCCTCGTACAGGTTTGGAACTGCAAATTGGATGTGGGGCTACTGCTTCAATCACGCAGCTTGATGACTTGCTCATTTGGCTAGATAATAGAGGCTTCATAGTTCAGAGTGATGTTGCACCCTTTGTACGTAATAACAACTCAGGGTATGAGCTTAAAATTATCTCCACTGAATCCATCACCAGTCAGATTCTGAGCTACTCTACCACTAGCGATGCTATTGGCATGGCATACAATGATCGTGGATATTTGATGTATCAGATTACGTTCCCCACTGCACGTAAAACGTGGGTGTATAACTACACCACGAAACTGTGGCATGAGCGCGCCTATTTTAGTGGTATCTCCTCTCAAGAGCATTTTGGTCAATATTATGCCCAAAGCGGTACATTACATTTAATGGCAGGTCAACGAAACGGTAAAATCTATCTCTCAAGCAATCTATATTATGACGACGCAGGTAACACAATCCGGAGGATTAGAACCACTGCTCCTCAAAATAAACAAACCTCCCTGATGGGGGTTGATTGTTTAGAGCTTAGAATGGAAACAGGCAATGTTCCTAAGGGAGTGGGTGACCCCTTGATATCATTGAGATATAGCAATGACGGCGGACATTCTTGGAGCGATGAGCTTATTAGAGACATGGGTACCAGCGGTAACTATGCAAAGAGTATTAGGTGGAACAGGCTAGGAAGTGCAAGAGAGTGGGCGTTTGAATTTCTCATCACTGCTCAAGTGCCCTTTTCTATAATTTCAGCATCAGTGGATTTTGAGGAAGATAGATAACATGGCAATTATTTTAGGTAGTCCAAGAGTTCAATACTTTTATCCTGGCACCTCCAACCCCCTATCTGGAGGACTTCTCTATTCATACACGGCAGGAACCTTAACAGCAGCTCCCACCTATCCCACTTTAGCAGATGCAGGCACTGGCACTAACGCTAACGCCAATCCTACAGTGCTAGATAGTTCAGGTAGCGCTATGATAGTGTTACAAGGAGCAACCAAGCTTATATTGAAGGACAGTGATGGGAACACTGTGTTCACCGAAGATAATGTGTCAACTGCGGACTCTGGAGAGGTAGCGGTGGACGGGGCAACTGTTATTACACTAACTGACGTAGGAAGTGCGGTAAATCTATGGAATATTAGTAACGCAGCCTCAGGGAATGGTCCTATATTAGCGGCCTCTGGGACAGATACTAATGTCGCAGGAAACATTTCATCAAAAGGAAGTGGTCAGCTTAACCTTGACGCAGGAGCTACAGGAAAGGTTGTAATCGGAGCTTCCTCTACGGGAAACATCGAGCTTAAAAGGGCTACAGTGGTGAATGTCTCCGTGTCAGTGACGGGCACCCTAACTGCCTCCTCCACCGTAACTTTATTGAACGCCACTATTGACGTACTGCCTGCGGGGGTAGTAATGGCTTCTGCAGGAACTTTAGCTGCAGGATGGCTTGAATGTAACGGGGCTGCAGTTAGCAGAACTACGTATGCAAAGCTCTTCACTTCCATTTCCACTACGTACGGAGCAGGTGACGGAAGTACGACATTTAACTTGCCAGACATGTCAAGACGTGTTATAATGGGAAGGGGGGGTAGTGGTTCTGGCACTATAGCCAGCACAATAGGAAGTATTGGAGGTGCTGAAACTCACACCTTAACTACCACTCAAATGCCTGCCCATGACCACACCTACACTAGAGCCTCCGTAGGCATCACCTTCACCGCCGCTGCTGTTGCAGGCGTTACTGCCATCAGTACTCTCTCCTCAACCACCCCCGATTCTGGTAGTGCAGGAGGAGGAGGGGCGCATAACAACGTGCAGCCTTGTATGGTTATGATTTATATGATTAAATACTAGGAGACTCCCGCTATGTACACTCTTTCACCCTTGAGCGAAGAAGATGTGGCTTCTTTCTTCCTACTTGACCCTAAATTAGCATTATTGGGGTTGCCTGACGTTGACCTTCATATTCTTAGAACAGAACGTAAATTTAGTCTTGAAGGGAGTTGCCGTGCAGAGGGGGTGTATGAAGACGGTGAGATGGTGGGCATATTAATGTGGAACATGTTCACTAACATGGTGATAAACATGCACCTCTACTTGAACAGCGTCCATCACGGCACTGGTAAATTCAAAGACGTTCATACCTCTCTAATTAGCTGGGCTAAAGAGACCCCTTCCCTCACTCGAATCGTAGTTTTTTCTCCATCTACGTGTCCTCATATCCACACTGCCATGTTAGGGGTTGGGTTTGAGCTTGAAGGAAGAATGAAAGAAGCTATAGAGTGGAGACAAGAAATTGTAGACTTACTAATATTTGGAAGGAAATTATAATGGCAATCGCAGTGGCGGCAGCAGGTACAATGGCGGGTGGAGTGGCAGGTGGAATGGCTAAAAATGCCATGGGAGGAAATAAGAGTGGTATGAAGATTACAGGCACTCAGGGAGTGGGGGTTGCTACAGTTAGCGAGAGGGAAGGAAAATCCACAAAAAAGACATATGTTCCTCAGATGGACATTACGCAAAGTTTAGAATGGTTTCGACAGGCGTCAGCTGACCAAGAAAGCTTCTATAGGCAAGGGTTGAAGCAGTATGAAGGTTCTATGGCGACTGCAAAGAAAGAAATTGACGCAGGCTATACTGCAGCGTTTAAGACATTAAAGCCTATGTCCTTTGCTTCCACTCAGGCCACTAATGAGATGATGCGGTTTATGGGGCTAAATCCCCTGTCTGCCACGTATGACATTAAGGATAGGGCAATTGAGCTCGGTGCTTCTTCTGATCAGGCAAAACAGATTGCAGCCGCTGAAGATCTCACAGACCCGACGGCAAGGGCAGCTGCAAGGGATAAAGTGCTAGCTGGGTTCACTAAGGAACAAAAAGCCTCTACCCTAGCGGCTGACATTGCAGCGCTTAGAAAGGCACCTGTAAACTACTCAGGCTATGAATCGACAGACCCCTTAAACGATACTAACTCTGTAGTTACTAGGGATAGAATACTTATTCAAGCACTCGGAGGAAAGCCCTCAACTGTAGGACTGTCTGGCAATCAAAGATATAACGACATCTTTAACGGAATGGCTAAGGAAACTGGAAAGAAATATGCGGACGTGGATGCGAAGGGAACGAACGAGGCTGCGTTGGCTGCGTATATGCGAGAGCGTCAGAATATGATTGACCTTCATACTGCTAAAATTGATTCCGGAATTGCCTCATTGCAAGAAAAAGACAATGCTAGAATGAACCTCAATAAAGAGTTATTGAAGCTTCAAAGTAGTTATGAAAGCGATTTCCAAACCACGAAAGACGTTGGGTATACAGGAGCCGAAGTCACTGCTAAATTAGAAGCAACTCCAGGCTACGGATTTGTGGTAGATCAAGGAACTAAAGCTATTGAAAGACAAGGAGCAGCTATGGGAATGTTAGGGTCTGGAAACACCCTAATAGGACTTTCACAGTTCGGTCAAAAAAATGCTCAAAACTACTTTGGCATGCACATGGACACTCTAGCTAATATTGCACAGCTTGGCA